AATTTTCCCGTCGTTATTTTCTTCGGCTCCTTGCCACATTTTATGAAACCAATTTCCAATACCTCTAGGCGTTGATAATACAATACAATTTCCACCAGTACTAAGTGCTGGTTGTGCAGAAGTCCACAAATCAGTCGCGTCTTCAATAAGAGCAGCCTCATCAATAATTAATAATGAAAGAGCGTGACCAACTCCTGATTTTTTAGTAGTAGAAGCAGCCTTTATTTGTGAACCATTTGCAAACTTGAGAGATAAACGATTATCTTCAAGACATTTTATTTTAAGCCAAGTAGGAAGATTATCATTTGCAAATCTAACCTTGGTAATAACTTCCTTAGCATCATCTTGTTTTAAAGATATAAGAAGAATATTTTTGTCTTTATTAAAAATCATTAACCACAAAGAATATGCAGCTACGAGAGTAGAAATCCCCATTTGTCGTGATTTTAAGATAATATTATATTTGTAGTCATGAAAGGCACTAAGAGTTTCTTCTTGGAACGTGAAAAGATCAAATAAAATCGTTCCTCTCATTGGGTGTTGAATCTTCACGTAATATCTCATGAAATAAACCGGAGATTCCGCACATTTGTTATATTCTCTTATAGTCAGTTCTTTATAAGATATTTGTATTTTATCAGGCATAAGCTTCTAATTTATATTTAGAAACACCTTCTAGGTATTTCTTTTTCGCTTCTTCTTTTATTGTAAAAATGGAATCTATTTTTTCAATAACAATTTTCAAGTCTCGTTTAGCATCCTGTAAAATTTTATCTTTATTTGTATTCTTCCATCTCTCCGTAAATCCTTCAGAATTACAAACCATTTCCACATCTCCAGAATTTTCCGAAAAAAACTTGATTACATCCTTTAACTTTGCTTCTACATCTTTAAGAAATCCGAGTTCGTTTGATAAAAGTTTATACTTTTCATAATCATCATATATTCCTAAAATTCTAAGCTTTGTTTCATAATCAATAATACAATTTGAACACATTCCTGTTTTATTGAAAAAAATTTGGTCTATACGCGATCCCCATTGAATTGTTTGACCGCATTTGCATTGTTGCTTTTTAGCTTTCCTAACAATATCTGCTACCCTATTAATTGTAACAGGACCATAGGATTTTTGTTCCCATTCTGTACCATCAGCATCAGTCCAATGCTCTCCAACCTTCCGCTTGCTATATTTTTTCCCAGTATATCCGGTAATAACATAAGGTCTGACCCCATCTACGTAATTTCTTAATATTTCAATATTGCTTTTATTTGTTTTTCTCATAACTTCATATCCTTTTCATATACGTATAAATAGTCGATAATATTATTGATATACGTGTTTTGTTCCATCAAATTCAATATAAATCTTTCTTCCCGAAAGATATTCATTACTTCCACTGTAATGGACGGCAATAGATCTTCCGTTATGCTTGGTTGTTCCATCTATAGTAGTAACATTAATATAATCATCCGTAACAACTACACCATCATTATTAGTAGGAATAACAGACACGTCAGAAATATTTGTATAATATAATGTTCCATTAGTATTTGTGGCTGGCATTGAAGGAGAATATCCAACCATACGTTTACCCGTAGTTATTGTCGTAGAAATATCCGTCTCAGGAGGAATATATTCAAATAAACTTTCCCCATTAGCATCGAATGTCTGGACGACATTTAAATCAGAATATATCAACGTAGAATTAATATCAAATAATTCTGCTTTTAATTGAAATGGTTCTCCTTTGACTTTAACATCAAATGGTACTTTTGTGATTAACGTATCTGGTGAAAATCCATAATCTCCATAAACTCCGAGCGATAATTCGGAAATCGTTGGACTACATTGATATGGTACTATAACAAGGGTTCCATAATAATCCTTAATTGGAATAAAATACAACATCTGTTTATCCGAAAAGTATTTTACATCTGTATATTCATTTATATTTATTTCTCCCAGTTTTAATCCAAATGGTGGTATGTAATACTTTTCTTCGATAATTTCCGGTGTCGAGCTGGTAAAAAAGAACGTAACTTTTGCGTTAGTATTAAACTTATCCTTTTCTACTGATAAATTCATAGATAATACATAAAGAGACCCAGATTTCAAATCTATAAAGTTTGAGTTATATGATAACCCTTGAAGTTCATTAAATTGTGTCGCGTCATATGGAACATATGCATAGTTATTTGAAATAGTATCTACTGAATCTGTTTTCACAATAACATATCTGGTGCCGTCTATACTCTCGAATGACGAAGAGAACCTACCAATTTTCATAGAATCAATATGAGGAGTAACTGAGTGGGATAATTGTAATTCTCTAGAACTTGTAAACCAATATTTTTCGATGTGATACTGATTATAAAAATTGCCCATATATGGGTAAGATTTATTGGGAGTAATCGGGTCTACTAAAATTTCACGAATTCCAAGGGGTTCGTCCGAAATCAATGTAAAATCACCAGGATATACTAAACTTTTTCTATAAAGCTTATGACGAGCAACAAACCCAGTAAATGGCCGAATATTTCTATATACTATTTCAGCATATGATTCTTTAGCATAAGTTACCGTTTCATTAGTAGAACCAGGATATTTTAAATACATATCCGATTGAATATTATAAGTTACCCATTTATAGGAAGATGTAAACTGCCCAACGTTTATATTAGTGACGACCTGGTTCTTTCCAACTGCATAAAAGAATGCATCCGATAATTGAATAGTTTTACTATCTATAACTTTTTTTATGGTAAATGACGCAGAAACATGATCTCGCTTTTCTTGATATGAAAACGGCTCTTGAATAATATCCGTCATTAATACTATTGTTTGCCCTTCCATTTGAGAATTAAAAGATTTAGTAGAATATGTTTGAGGACCAACAAAATTCGGATCAATAACATTATAAAATAAACGATAATCAGTATTTGTTTTCTTTGGATTTATGTAAGACTGAATTGTATCCCGTAGCGGAGTAATAGCGTATGAATAAAAACTACCAGTAAATGTAATTGGTATAGTCGGAGAAACCCCCATTTTGGTAGTGTCTATAACAGGATAAAGAAGTGATCTAGCTTCTAATATCGGGGTAGAATTAAATCGAGTTTTTGATACATTCTGAAGCGTTTTATCAATAGAGATATTTGCCATCCATCTTACAATTTCATTATTAGCCGTCGTACCAACCAAAATAAGTTTCCCGGAACCATTATAATTTTCATTATAAACATGAATAGATACCACGAAATTAGCAACGTCTACAAATTGAGTTTTGCCTTTGGGATACTCTAAGTATAAAGAATTACCATTAGAATCTATACATTGTACTTGAATTTCAGAATCGATTTTTAGAAGAGAAGAACCATTAAATGCGAAAGAATTTTTACCAGCAGTAAAAATAGGATTAAATTCGGCAACAACGAAATATTTTGATAAATAAGTTGTATCCTCAATATCAACTTTTTTCGTCAATAAATCGAGGTTTACTCCCCGTTTTCCAAAACTTGATAGTAATTTTTGCTCCATATGTATTTAAAGGCATTATACCTCTAAATACATATAAAGACGGCGGATTATTCTTCCTCTGTCCCCATTATTTCTTTCCTGATCTTTTCTTGCATTTTCAAAACTCTTAATCGTTCGTTGGCAATATCATAATATTCCTTACTTATTTCACTTCCAATATATTGCCTATTATTTAATATTGCCATTTTGGCTACAGTCCCAGACCCCATCATAGGATCATAAACAATATCCATAGGGTTTGACCACGATAAAATGTGATCTTTAGCAAGAGCCTCGGGGAAGGTGGCGGGATGTTTGTATGCTATTTTATCCCTGGTTCCAAACCCGTATCCATTTTTGTATACCCATACATTAAATCTTGCCATATTCAGGATAAGGTTTAGCTTTAGGTTTAATAATCATTTCTCCATTTTTCAACCTATGGCCTCCATGCCCCCAGTTTGTATGACCAGCCCACTTATTTTTTTTATCTTTTATTATGTTTACCACTTTCGGAGTTCCTTTGGAAAACACAAACATATATTC